ATGAACGAGATGGAAACCCATCGAACTGTTGTGGACCTGAATAAACTGCTTGTTGAGTACACAAATCGGCTCACGCGTTTCAGTAGTGAAATAGAGAGTCTGCAAGATGCTTTTCTCAAGACTTTGCACACTGGCCCCGATCAGGCCCTAGAAATGTATCGGCTACGCCTGAAAGCACACCGCAACTATCTTAATTCACTAGCTAATCCGATAAACGAGTTAGCCCGACGATCTTCCCAGTGGATCGAGCATGGAGTGAAGACCCAAGCAGAACAAGCTGAACTCTCGTTGAGAATGGCTGACTTGCAGGGTTCCTTACACCTCGCACAATCACTCGCAGGTTTTCAACTTCCTTGAATGCCGTTGATGACGGTAGGGATTACGTGAGCAACACACTCGCAGTTGTACACCTGCAAAAAATTCTCTGCCCTGCTGGTAGACTCCAATGCCCTGGATAGGGTGCAAGACTCCCACCGACCGAAAAGTCTTGGCGTGGTGCGGCTACTGATCCACTCAGGGCAACGTGAGACGCCCTTACGTCGTCATCGCCAATGGTCAGCCACTTCTTGCCGACAATCAGACCAGCAGCGTAGAGGTCTTCCCTAGCAGCTTCATGCCCAGCGTTCAATGCCCCAGTCGTTTCGGTGCGAGCGATTTTCATGGCATGCTTGCGAGCAGAAAAACCGCCCGAATTCTGACGCTCATGGCATGGGGAGAATCACCAGCTTCGATGCTCTGCCTAATGATGCCAGCAAGGTTGGTTTGGGTTGTCTCTTGAATCGCTCGCCAGTATGGTTGCTCTTCAAGTTCACTAAGGGCAAGCCTGATCCGCTGACGCACCGCCTCAGGCAATTGGACAAGTTCTTCGGCAAGCAAGACCTGAAAATCTTCAACCTCTTTCAGAGCATCCTGAGGGCCTTCGATGGCTTCAAGTTCATTCTCGGCTCCAAGGGTCATAATCCTAGCGAGGCTGCGCCTCGCTAAAGGGACAAGCAACTCGTGTTCATCGTCAGCGTTGAAAATCGAAGCCGTCTGGTCTGGTCCGAGTCCCTGAAAATTTTAAGCCTTTGCGATTCGATTGGCTTGGGTTCTGAAATAGGAAGTCAGCGAACGGCTGAAGCTTTGCTCAGATTGGCCATGCTGTCGAAGCCACCTAGTGGATGCGTCCATTTCTTGACGGCTCCAAGTGTTTCATCAGGGACGATGAACTACGCTCGATAGGGTTGCCTAGTGCGTCTCTGAAAGTATCGCCACCAGCGACGGCTGATAGGTTCAGAATCTGCTGGCGAAATTCGTTTTGGGTAACGTCGCCATTGGCCCTGGCGGTTTTCCATTCCTGCAACTTTTGCTCAGGGTCATTTGCTCGGCATGGGTCGATCCAGGCTAGAAGTTTTTCGCCATCGGCTGAGAACCGATTGCCTAGCCATCGTGTAATCGTCTGACTCATTAGTTCGATTATCGGATTGAGAGTCTCACAGAATTGCTGGCCAGCAACCACAGCCTGAGCCCTGTTTGCGTCTGCGATCTCTCCAGAAACGATGGGGTTGACGCCAAAACTTTGGAAGATTCGAGCCTTGGTTGCCTTGCCTGAATCGAGAAAATCCATTTCTTGTGGGCTGCTGGAAAGCTTGTCAAATCCTTCGATCATTCCATCGACAATCAGAGGGTGATGCTTTTTAGCTTCGCCGGAATGCAGCCTTAGGATTGCGTCCACCAATTGCTGACGTTGTTCAGGTTCCAATACAGGACGTTGCCCAGCTTCGCCTTGCACAGCACCGGGAAGCCGACCTACTCGAATAGCAAGTTGAGGGTTCACACCATTCACAAAAGCCTTGTATTGCGAATTCTGTATTTCCTCATCGGTGGCAACGGCAGCAGCTTGAGCTTGCAGGGGTGAGATAGAACCAAACGGATTCGATGGATCGGGCAGCACGAATGCGGCAACGTCTTCTGACGGTAGCTCATGCTCCCCAATGCCCAAGTCTGGCCGGAGCTTCCAAGCGTTGCGTAGTTTGTCTGAAGGTTCGAGCCAGTGCGATGGGATAGGCCAGATTTGCAGTTGTCCATCGACTTCGACCAACCACCAGAAACTACGGCCTGTAATCAGCAAGGATGCCACCGTTGAAAACATCAACGGCCAGCGAGTCATTAGTTGATTCGGAGAGTCCAAAGCGTCTAGCAATGGATGGCGTTCCAAAGGTTCCAAACGGTCGCCAAGGCTCTTGAGCGATTGGGGCAAAAAAAGCTTTCGGCCTACCTTGGGCTTATCGAGTACCCTTGCGACAAAACAATCCTGCCCAGCAATTCGGCTGGCAATTGTCTTGATTGCGACGTAGGCCCAACCGCGAAAATGCGAATACTGTTCTTTGGCTCGGCTAAGCTTGGGGCGGTTTAGGCCAAGGCCAGAAGTAGAGCCAGCAAGAATGCTATCGTTGGATACAGCCTTGCAGGAATTGACGTACATTCTATCGGCATCAGATAGTGCCCTTGTCAGTGCTGACATTTTTCGTCCCTTCACACTCGGCACGTTGCCGGACATAGGTTGCCGTTTCGGCTTGAACCCTTTGGCGGTCTCTGGCAATGACAGCCGCCAAACTTTCAATCTCAGCTTCGTTCACAGCGATAGCTCGATCCTTCGCAGCAAGCTTTGATTCAAGCTCGGCAACCTGATTTCTCAGTTGCTTTTCCCTACGCTCGGCAGCCGTTGTTTTTGATTTCCAGAATTTCATGGCAGGTCGCTGGAGCAAGCAGCACTATCGCGGTTATAAGACGACGTACTGCCCCTCCAGCCAGCTAAATCAAGTTGTTTTTTGTGAAACCAGCTTGGCGAGTAGTTCGCTTTGCTTTTCAATCGCAGCAGCAAGACGGTCTAACGGGTCGGGCTGTTCGATAGAATGAAACCGCTTTTGAGGCTCGCTATCGAGTTTCGGGAACGCTCCACGAAGCAGCTTAGCCTTGCCCGTGTCGACCAAAGCTTTCAACCAATAAATCCAAGTCGAAACATCGGCTTTGACTGCCTGGCGTTCATCGGTAAGCTTTTGGCCGCTAGCCTCAATCGTTTCTCTCAACGCTGCGAATTTCTCTTCGTAGAGTGGTTCGAGAATAGCCGCCTCACCAGTGCCTAAATTCAACTCTAGGCGTTGCCCTGGGATTGGCTGGGGCCACTTGGCATGAAGCTTTCCGGCATTGGGTTCCCGGCATCGGTGCAAGTCGAACCGACCCCGAACCTTTCTCAACAGAGGCCGAAAATAAACATTCTGGTTTTGCTCGCCATCGATTTCGACAGTGAGCACGTTTTCTTGTTTAGCCAAAGGACACCTCCTCTATGCTTGCCAGTTGTTTGAAAATGCAAAAGCGTTGGGGTCGACAACCTTGCCACCGAATCGACCGCGAACAATCAATAGAGTCATGTTCTTCAACGCAAGCTCTTTGCCTTCAGAAGTAAACCGAACCTCTTGAGCTTGGCGACGATACAAGCGGTACTTCGCCAACGCACCGTAACCAGCGAAGCTGTTAGCAATGCTGTTCTGGATCAAAAACGGGTTCTCAAACAACCTGTAGCTTTGCTGATCCATTCCGAAGACACGCCGAGTGTCAGCAGAACCAACAGGGATACCCCTTGCTCGGCTATAGCTCGTGTCATTAAAAAAGGCTGGACGCATCACAGAGCCACGGTACTGCTTGCCGACCGAAAAGACTAGGCTTTCGTAGTCGTCGACTTGCGGGGCCGCACCAGCACCACCAGCCGGGTTACCGATATCGATAATACCACTAGCGTTGAAAATGCCTTCGGGCTGAGTTGTGCCGTTGCCGACAACGATAACTTTGTCGAGTTCCTCAAGCATTTTCTGGCCGATATTTTCGATTAAGATTCGGCCTACATCAACTGCCGCATCACTCAGGAAATCTCTACCGATTTCCAATGCGACGGTGACGGGGTGAATGGACGTAGCGATTTGCGAAACGATACTTGCCGTATCGAAAGGCGACATCGAAGTACCTTCACTGGTTCCCCAATTCGCAGTCGGGTTTGCAATGCTCGCACCTTCAACGCTAGAGCCTCGGGGAACGTCCCGCAGGTCGATACGTGGCAACAACTCAGAATGCAATAGCGGGAATTGAATCACTGCACTATCGAAAAACTGCGGCACAACTTCGGCACCGCCTGAAGTGACATCGTCCAGCAAAGCCTTAACCCTCATGCCGTCAATTCCGGTTTTCCACTCGCCGCCAAGGTTGCCACACCATTTTTCGGACTCGAACAATTCGCCGACTAATTGCCGGTCATGTTCTGTAAGCAAAGTTTGCTGGCCGTCTTTTGCTGCTCGGTGCTTTAGGAAGGCACCAATCTTGGCGTGCTCAAGTTCGCTGATTGTTTCAACCTGCTTGCCTTTTTCATCCCGAACATGCTCGCCAGTGCGAACATGTTTTGCCGCAGTTTTTTTCGAGCTGTAACGCTCCGACGGTTTTTTGACTCGGGGCTGCCCGAAGACATCGTCAGGCGATGGGCCGTTGAGTTCGGCAAACTTCGTAGGCGTTAGCGTGCCAGCTTCCAAAGCACTGGTTGCGGCTTCGGCAAAAAGATTGTCGTCGGTCCAAGTAGATTGAGCGTCGGCGTTTTTGACCAGCCAAGCCTTGACGTTCTTTGAGAGTTTCATCTGAGGTACCTCCGTCAATCACCGCGTCCGGTGAGACTTCTGAACCCTCAGTTGAAGCCGAATTTTCTGCCGCCAGTAATCCGCCTTACCCTCCGAACAGAACCAATTGCCGATCGGAAGTCAATACTGACTGCATACGAATTTGTCGGGCTGCCCTTAGTGCGATTGCCAATGACGTTGCTACATCGCCATGACCCTCGAAGGTGGTACGTGGTGACACCAGTCGATAGCCGTAAGACTTTTCGACGATGCGTAATTTCTTCAAATCCGAAATTAGTTGCTCATGCGGGAAAAGCTCCAGCCGCTTTTCTCGGAAACTATCCAGAACCGAAACTGCCATCTCTTGCAGATTGGCTGGCGTAAAGTGGCAAGCTTCGCAACGTATGTGCTGTTTGCCCAATCGCTCGGCAAGATACTCAGCCTGCCAAGGATCGAAATGTACGCTTTGCAACTGGAATCGTTGACGCAAGGCGATAATCTCTTTTTCGACGGCCTCAAGTTCGACCTTGCCGCCGTCTGGTTTCCAAGTCCGAACCGCCATCAATCGAACCCTACCGGTTCCGGGGTGATGCTTGTACTCGGCCTCTTGCTTGGCAGACTCCAGAAACCCAAGGTCTTCAAGGGCAGCGTTCGTACCATATCGTCGACGCTTAGGCTTGGTGATACGCTCGGTGTAGCCAACATGCTTGGCAACTACGCTCAGGGCTGAATGGTCTCTGCTCAATCCAATGTCTAAACCAGCTACAGCAATCCAGCCCTTTTCAAGGCTGTTGGGTTGTCGCTTCAGGCAGATTGCAGATTCCAGGTCGTCAAGCTCTAACGCATCGCCACTGCCATCGGCCCACTGGTTCAACCACAATCTGCGAAAGACTTTGTCTGGCAACAATCGGCGTTGCTCGGCAAGACGCTCTTCAGAAATCCAGCTCGCTACAGGACCATCAAGACGGCTGAAAATCCAAGCAGGATCGTTGCGTATGGCTTCACGTAGCTCCCACTGCCAAGACTCCCGAAATCCTGCATTGGAAATCACCAAGAGCAAGCAATGCTTTCGCTTGGCTGCTGTGGAAAAGATCGAATCCCACAAGTCCCTCTTGGCCCAGTGGGTAAGTTCATCACAGATTACAAAATCGGCCAACAGACCGTAGGAACTAGCAACGTCGCTCGAAATGATTTGTAGCTCGCTGCCTGTATGCCTGTTCGTAATTTTGTTGACTTTGACTTCCAACAATTCAGCAAGCCACGGATTGCATCGAAGTAGCCTATCGATGGCTTCTCGAATCAGTGCGGCCTGATCTTTGTCGGCAGCACATGCAACGCCACTTATCTTGCGACGGCTGGCGAACAGCAGCCAAGTTGCACTGACCGCGATATCGCAGGTTTTGCTATGACCTCTTGGACGCTCTAGCCAAGCCCTTTGCTTGGCCTCTACGCCTTGGCCTACAACCCGGCGTAGGGCTGGATCAATGGCAGCGAAGTCCGCTTGCTGCCAGTCATCGATAACGCTGCCAAAGCGTACCGGGCCACTGTCAGCGTCAATCAACAACGCTTGGCGGAATGCTGCCGGGTCGTGCTGTAGTTGCTTTAGATTCATCCTCAATCGTCCTCTAGGCTCTCTCGCCAAGGTTCGCTGTCGTCTCCCCTGTCGGCCAAATGTTTCTCAACGAGAATCTGGCCGTCTGCAATTAGCTTGAGGGTCTGCTGCATTTCCAAAACCATTTCGATTGCAGGGCCAACGGTTGCTGTGTGGTAAACAAGAATCTCATCGGCAACCGCTTGGCGCGTGGCCGCGTAAGTTGCCTTGTAGACGGCCTCTGAGATTCGCTTGGCTTGGTCTTCGTTTTCTTCAATGCTCATTTTCTAAACTCCGCCATGACACTTTTGATGAACGTAAAAGCCTGAGGAAGCACTTCCTCCGGCCACGATTCCAACTCTTTGCGTAACCACAGAATCAACTTGTCGCTCCTGTCGTCCAAGTTGAACGGTTGAGGTTCTTTCGCCGCAGGCTTCACAGTCTCACGCAAAACCTTTTCAGGCTTCTCAGATGCCATGGCCTCAGCTAGAGCTTTCTCTTGTGCCTTGGGCGTGAGGTTCTTGGCTACCTTTTCTGCCAATGAGACGTTGACGCTGCCGTCTTTGACCGCCTCTTTTAGGGCTTCGCAGCCCTTGTCTAGGACGTTCGTGGCCTTCGAAACCGTGCGGCCCGTGATGCCGAATTTCTCGCCTGCGGTGTCGCGTAATTTGCCTTTTTCTGTATTGGTGGAAACGTTTCCACCAATAGGATCGCTAGCATTTTCGTCTGTCGCCTTCTTCTTAGGCCCGGACTTCTTAGGCCCGACCACTTTTTGCCATTCTGCCGCATAGATACTGAGCTGCGATTCGGAATGATTCTTCCGCATCATCGTGGACCACACGTAGGCCCATGGATCGCCACCGGTTTCGACAAGCTCATCATCCTTCAGATACTCAGCCTCAACTCCAAGCTCATCACAGGCACGCTGTCGGTGTCTACCGTCTAGGATCTTGCCCTTGTGTAGGATGATAGGTTGCACCAGCCCATTTTTCTCGATGTCAGACTTAAATTGCTCGTACCGTTCTGGCGACATTGCCGGGCTTGCTTCGCAGGCTGGGTGGATTTTGTAGGGCATGATGGTCTCCTATGTGTCCTGAGAATTTTCTTCGGTGTCTTCTGATGACAGCTCCGTGATAGAAGGAGCGTAGAGGCTTTCGAGGATGCTACTGGCGTCTTTGGCAAGGTGAAGCCGTTCGACGCAACGGTCACGCTTGTCGCTCTCTGACGCTGTGGCCTGGAGGTATGCAAGGCGTTCGCCATGACTCATGGTTTCCGCTGAGAGGCGAAGCCATCGTTGTGCCAGCAGGGCGGCCATTTCGTGACGGCAGGCAGATTGGATGAATAGGGCCGACCTTGTGTCGACCTCTTGGTATGCGTCCTCTGTCAGGGCTTCCAACTCACGGCGTAGCGTACTGACTCGGGTCGATATCCAACTGCAACCCTTGGGTAACTTCCCAAGCGTGAGCTTCCTGCGTGACCGTCTGCCGTGGCGTAGGTTGTTCGTGTTGCCGAGCGGAGCACCGTGGCCGACAGCCGCTTGGTTTCCCGACTTGAATATCTGCGGTTTGTTGCTCGTACTTACCGTGTTTTCCATCTTTTCGTGCCTAAGGTTTGGGCAGACGCCCGACAGTGGGCGTCGTGTTCAATCAATTCTTGTCGCGGACTCTTGTCCTGTAGCGTTTCACTTCCAAGGGCTTACGTATCACGTATCCGTCTACGCTGATTTCGTGATGCTGTTTGCGGTTCTCGTTTGTTCGTTGTGGAAAAATCGGCTTCTTACCTAAACTATTTCTTTTACTTCATTTCCTCCCCAACGGAACCAACGGAACCATCGGAACCACTTTTCAGGTTGAACGCCTTGTAGGGCCTCGTAAGGCGTTTAACCGGAATTTTGAATCAAAGGTTCCGTTCCTTCCGTTCAAGCCCCAAGCCTTGGTACCAAGTCCCATTATTCGTATAGCGTTGGAAGCCCCTTTCGGTGAGTGCTACGCCAAACTTTCGTTGTGTAATGGCGTACTCTCCAGTATGTTCGCACCACTCCCTGTAGGCCGCGTACAGGTCGCTAGACTTTGCCTTGACCTCTTGCGATACAATACAGCACTCACCAATGAATGCTTGGATCAAGTCTTCTCCGGCCTTGTACTGTGAGGTTGCGTCCGTCACCGCGTCGGGATGCTGTAAGCCATCGCGTTGCCACGTAAGGCAGCCTTGCACGCACCATGCGAGAATGCCTGGAAGTTCCGCAAGCAGCTTTTCAGGCAACCGCTTATCCTGATCGTTCTCAGCAAAGACCACTCCAAACGGCACCAATTTCAACCGTCGCCACATCGCATGATCGGTGCCACGTACTTCGGGTTTGTGATTCGTGGCAAGAATGATTTTGTGCGTTGGCTCAAATTCCCAAAAGTCCTCTCGCATTCGCCGGGCTCTGAGGCGGTCGCCCCCAGTCAGTTCTTTGACCAAACTTTCGGCAAGTCGCCTGCCGTCTTCAGTTTCATTACAAGCGACAAAACGCTTGCCGTGTAAGTCGGCAATTTCCGTCGGGTGGCGGTCGCCCTTACTGGCCATCAGCAAGGCTAGTGATGCTTTCATCGAATAGCCCTGCCCAAGTAAGGCAAGGATGATATTCGTGAAAGTGCTTTTCCCGTTCGCCCCAACGCCGTAGAAGATTGGCAGAATTTGTTCTGAGACGACTCCCGTGAGGAAGTATCCGCAGAGCTTTCGAGCATAGGCGGCTAGCGCCGCGTCGCCAGCAAATATGGCTTCTATAAACCCCTCGAAAACAGGGCATTCTGCCTTGGAATCATACCCCACAGGGCAGCATTTTGTAATCAAATCCTCTCGACGGTGCGGCAGTAGCTCGCCCGTTTTTAGGTCGATCGTCCCGTTGCGACAGTTCAATAGCATGGGGTCGCAATCCATCTCGTCAGGCTCTATGCCGACGCCTGGCTCACTTCTCGCCAACTTGACCATCGCCTCGATCCGTTGACTTGATTCACTTGCTTTGGCATGAGTGACCAGTTCTTGTCGTTCGGCTTGATTGCTAAGTTCACTTGCCATTTTGTACATGCCCAAAACGGCGTCTTTCGCACGCTGAACCACGCTGAGATTGTCTTGCCGCCATTGCGTTCCGTCCCAAACAAGCCACTTCCCCCACGCATGGCAATATCGAAGATCTTTACCATGCTTTCGCACAAGCCGCCTACCGTTGCCCAGGTCGGTCAAGTTTACGATTCGGCTGGTAGCAGCATTGTTGCCATTGGAATTTTTTTCTATACTCACAACACAAGCTTTCAAGTAGCCCGCATGGTCCCATCAAGGCCAGCGGGCTTTTTTTGTTGCCGCCTCAATAATACTTCACAAAATCTGAATCCTTTTTTCGCTGTCGCCTTCTAGGCCTTGACGTTATCGGGACGATTGACCGCTGCTCTTGGAAAGCTTCGAGTGATTTTTCAGAAACGCGGTATCGGGGCTTTTTGCTGTTCGGGTTTTGGCCTACATCGAACCCGCGAAGCTCCCCATTCCTGATCCACAGCCGCACCTTATCGGGATCGACTGCTAGGATTTCGGCGACTTCGTTGGGGGTGAAGGTCTTCATTGCGATACCCCCGCAACGTCGCCTTGGCTAACGTACAGGGCCGCTTTGCCTGCAACCTCAATCGAAACACCCTGGCGTCTTAGGCAACCGCAGAGGGCGGCTGCGAAGCAATCAGAAATCGAAAAGAGTTGCGGCCTTCCTCCAGCACCTGCCGATTTTCTGATAGAGGGTTGGATAATGCCGCGAAGATTCCAGGCATCGATTGTGGAAGGGCTGACGCCAGCAGCTTTTGCTACCTCAGCCTTGCGAAATTGAGACTTGCCCTCAGCGAGCGTTTGGAACGACTTCCAGACAGAAGGCAAGTAAATTGCTACGAAATGGTCGAAGCCATCTTTCCCGGCCACTGTTGCCGACTCGGCAAGAAAGGCCTGGCTGCCTGCAACGACGAGATACTCGCGGCCCAGCCGGAATTGTTCTTGCAGATGCTTCGGTGCGGATTGTTTCATAGCCCAAACCTTGGTCAACAGTTGATTGTTGATCCAAGTTTAGGCAGTCCGCTCTTGAAATGTGTGGGACAACGTCTAGGGACGTTTAGGGGTTCAACGATGTTTGAGGTGATACCCGCCGTAGGCCTTGCCAGGAAAGATAATAGCATCACGCCATTCGTCATTCTTTCTAGCTATCCGTCTGAGGGTTTTGACAGCGTCTTCAGATTCAGACTTGCTTTTCAATTGCGCCCCACTCAAGCCAACGGAACCGGCTTCGATCAAGGCTCGAACCACCTTGCTCTGGCCTCCAGTAAGATCTGCTTGCTGAATGCCAAGGATCGTGGCTTTCAATTCGTCAAGTTGCACGACACACCTAGGCTGAATGCCAAGCTTACGCTCTAGCAGCTTGACAAAGTCCCCAATGGGTACCTTATCGGCTTCGCTAGGAGAAAAACCCTCCTCTGCTACCAGCCATTCAATCGCTGCATGGCTACTAAACTCAATGTTCGGAAAGGCTTGTTTCCACAAGTGCCCGATCTCTAGGAAGGGACCAGAAATATCGCGTATAATTTCGTCTCTAGTCATTCTTCTGCCCTCCAAACAGCCAGCCGTGGACCTGGTCGCTAACTCTTTGCAATCGTTCATCAGAAATTGATTGACGGTAGTGGCTGCCCATATCACTTCTCTTGTGACCCATAACGCAATCGATTGCCGCGTCGTCTAATACCTCATCGGCTTGGGTGCGAAAAGAAAATCTCAGCCCATAGAACCCCCGCAGCTTCACAACCTCTACGTCAGCAGCTTTGAGCAATTTTGTGAATTGATCGGTAACAGAGTTTTTCAAACCGTCTACCCAAGGCCGACCATTGGTCGTGAGAAACACTAGCTCCGCGTCCTTTTCGTCTGAGGCTTCTGGTCGCACTTCCAGCCACTCGCGAATACTTTCGATTGTCTCTGGCCAGAGCTTTGCCCGTCGCTTGGCTTTTGTCTTCGGCCTGCGGTGTTCATGCCAGCCGTTTTCAATATCAAGGCGATTCAGCGTTAGCGTACTGCAATCGTTGTTGCCAAATCCTACGTTTATCCCTAGCAGAACCATCGACTTCAACGGCTGAGTAGCTGTCTCTAACAAGGCTAAAGTCTCTTTGCGAGTGAAGTCTTTTCGATAGCCACGGTCTTCGATTTCTTCCTCAACGTCAGCCTTGGAATACTTCACGAAAGACTCACCAAAGTCGACTTCTTCTATGCGTTCCTTACCACGCTTCTTGCTAGCCGCCCAATTGAAGGGAACACTACAACGGACGACGAGAGAGTTCTGAGACGATTTGCTGCCAGTCGCCTTGCGGCCTAGTAGCTTCTCGAAATCGGCAGGGCCAAGACTCGCTACGGGCCTCTTGTCGCCGAAAACTTCTACCATCGCATCGCAAGTTCGACGGTAGTCGTGAAGAGTTCTCGGCGAACGTATCCCTCTTTCAACGAGTCTTCGCTTAGCGTTCAGAAACTCGTTGAAAAGATCGCCGACGGTCAAGCTGGCAGATTCGCTTAGCGGCTGAATTGGTTCACCTTTGGCAATCTTATCCTGTTCGGCTTCGTATCGCTCCAGAGCAACGTTCCAATCAGGCCACGGGCCAAAATAGTAGGTCTTTTGCCTGATCTTTTTCGCCCATTGGCCATTGCGGTGGGGGTAAAGCGGGAAGTTTGGGTAAGGCTTTTCAGGTTTCGCTGCTTGAGGGGGCTTGGTAGAATTCGCCAT